TAGATATTAAAGGAGATGAATACCAAGAATCTGAAGAATGCCAAGAGATAGATTCTCAAGGAAAATGTCTTATAAAAACTGATAAGAGTATAGTTGAACGAATCAACAAAAAGATACTTACTGAAGATGGAAGAGAATTACTTATTTAAAAATATAAAGTACAATGGTGAAAAAAGATAATAAAGAATTGCTTAACGAGGAATTAAAACGCCACATGAAATTGGTAGAATATACTTTTTATGTTGGTGAAGATGAAGATGAAAAGAAAGATGATGGTAAAGAATTAATTTTAGGTGAGGAGCCAGAAGACGAAGACTTAAATATGCCTAATCTTGATGCTGAAACTGGAGATGAAGATGAAGACATTAAGGCTAATTCTCAAATAAATGAGCCTGATAAAAAATCTATGGGTAATGAAATAACTGGTGATATAAAACCAGTTGCAGCTCCAGAAGTAACTACGGAAACACCACCAATGGATACAACGGAAAATGGTGATGAAATTGAATTAGATGTTACGCAATTAGTTCAGGCTGCTGAAGAAGCTAAAGCTACTGCTAATATAACCAATCAAAAAATGGTTATGCTTATTAATCAATTTAATGAATTAAACAATAAACTTAATAAATTGGAAGATTTAGATTCTAAAATTAAAGATTTAGAACAAGAAATAATAAAAAGAAATCCGACACAGGTAGAAAAATTAGAAATGCGTTCACTTAATTCATTTCCTTACAATCTCAAATTAACTGATTATTGGACTGATAAAGAATCAGAAGGTAAAGTTAAAGCTACAGATAAATCACTTGAAAACAAACAAGAAGAACCTGAAGAATATGAATTAACAATTCAAGATATTGAAGATGATTACAATCAACAAATGATACCTAATACTTTTAATCCAGATGAAGATAATGATGAATTAGAACCATTTAAATTTTTATAATAAATTAATATTCACATGTTAAGGGGAAATTAGAAAAAATTTTCCCCTTTTTTTTTTGACAAAAGCTAAATGAAATAGTATATTTGTAGTGATGAAGTTTTTTATTTTTGTAGGAAAAAAAAACTTGATAAAGCCTATAAAAAACGTATATTTTTATAAAAAAATGTTATATAAAGACTTTATATTTTAAAAAAAATAATTATATTAGCAATAATATTTTTAAACATAAATAACATAAATTAAATTAAACGTTATGGAAAAGAAAAAAACTAACAGTACATTAGAAGCAATTTTAAAACAGTACGAAGAAAACAGTAAACCTAAAAACAACAGTTCAAAGACTTATGACCTTTCAAATTATTTTTCTATTTTCATGGAAAAAGGTGTAAAATCAGCAAAGAAAAAAGTTAGAATTCTTCCTCCAGCAAAAGAAGGTGAGACTCCATTCACTGAACTTTACATTCACTCAAAAGAAGTTGATGGTAAAACACGTAAATTTGCATGCCTTAAAGAAATGTTTAATAAAGATTGTCCATTTTGTGAAGCAAGAGAAGAACTTTATTCATCTGGTGAAGAAAGTGATAAAGAAATTGCAAAAAAATATTTTGCACGTAGAACTTATGTGTGCCGTGTAATTGACCGTGATGCAGAAGATGAAGGTGTTAAATTTTGGAGATTTAATCATGATTTCAGAAATCAAGGTACTTTTGATAAAATAATTGCAATTGTATCTGAAAAAGGTGATGTAACTAATCCTGAAACTGGTCGTGACCTTGTTATTCATATTGGTCGTGACCAAAATGATAATTGCATAATTAAGAGCATTACCGATTGCGACCCATCACCTCTTTCGACTGACCCAGAACAAGCAAAAGCTTGGATAGAAGATGAAAGAAATTGGGAAGATGTTTATTCAGTTAAACCTTATGACTATCTTGAAATTATCGTAAAAGGTGGTATTCCTGTATGGGATAAAGAAAATGAATGCTTTGTTGATAAGGCTTCTATTGAAGACACAAGTGATGAAGAAATAAATGAACTTGAAGAAGAACTTGAAGAAACTGAAATTGATGCTACTGATATAACACCTAAAACTAAAAAACAAAATGATGATGACGATGACGATTTACCGTTTTAATCGTTAATAAATCATTTTTTATATTAATTTATATTTGATTATTAATAAAATGGGTGAGTAATCGTCTAAATAATAAGTGATGATAAATATAATTTATTAGGCGGTGGTTTGTGTTAAACATACAAACATCACCCATTTTTAATTCTAATGTTTAATTAACAATATTAATATGCCAAAAACTCCACCAAAAAAAAATGAAAAAAAGTCAATAGATAAGAAAACTTTTGATTTAGAAAGTTTTCAAAATAGTAACAATATGGTTACTATTGTTAAGGATAAACCACTTGAGTGGATTCCTTTATCACCAGCTTTTCATGAAGCTACAGGTATACCAGGCATACCAAAGGGTTATTTTACTCTATTTAGAGGGTATTCGAATACTGGTAAATCAACTGCGATGTATGAAGGTATTAAGTCATGCCAAAAATTAGGGATTCTTCCTGTTATTATAGATACTGAAAATAATTTCAATTGGGATTTTGCTAAAACCGTAGGGGTAGAATTTGAAGCTATAGTTGATTCTGATGGTGTAATAGTAAATTATAAGGGATTTTTCCTTTATTTTAATACCACATCTCTAAAAGAAAGATATGGTAATTACGATTACAGTAACGGTAAAACAAAAAAAGAATTTAGAAGTAAAGCAGTTTTGGAGGATGTTGCTCATTTAATAAATGACTTGTTGGATTTACAACAACAGGAAAAATTAAGTGTTGAACTTTGTTTCTTCTGGGATTCAATAGGTTCAATTAATTGTTATAAATCAGTCATGTCAAATTCTGCAAATAATCAATGGAATGCTAATGCATTATCAAATGCATTTAATGATATTGTTAATGATAGTATTCCAGCATCTAGAAAAGAGGGCAGTAAATATACAAATACTTTTGTTGGCATTCAGAAAATATGGCTTGATAATGAAAATAAAGTTGTTAAACATAAAGGTGGAGAAGCTATGTTTTATGCTGCTAGATTAATTATTCATATGGGTGGTATAATGACACATGGAACAACCAGATTGGATGCTACAAGTAAAGGTAATACGTATTACTATGCTACTAAAACTAAAATTAAGGTTCATAAAAATCAAATAAACGGAATTGAATATGAAGGTGAAATAGCATCAACCCCACATGGATTTATCAACCCAGAAAAGAAAAATGAATATACTAGAGACCATAGAGATTTCTTATTAGCTAAATTAAATGTTGATGATGATGCTGAAATTGAATTTGGAGAATCTTCACCCGATATAGAAACTCTTCGTGAAATGTATGCAAATTAACTGATTGTTTAATTTTTAAATTATCATGTAGTGAAACGTCCACCAAAACTATTTTTAGGTCAAAGCAAACCTGAAAAAGTTATTAATACCCTATTGATTGATGGTAACGCATTATTCAAAGTTGGGTATCATGGTGCTATTCGTGAGGTAAATTGGCGTGGTGAAAAGATTGGTGCCATATATCAATTTATAACCGTCTTAAGAAAACTTTTGCTTGAAGATTTATATCATAAAGTTTATGTATTTTGGGATGGTCCTTTATCTGGAAAGTTAAGATATGATGTTTATTCTGATTATAAGAAAGATAGAGGAAAAAACTATTCCACTGGATTACACGCCAAAGAAGAAGACCCTTATTTTATTGAACAACAGATAAGAGTTAAAAAATATCTGGAGGAATTATTTGTAAGACAAATAGAAGATGAAGTAGTTGAAGGTGATGATTTAATATCATTTTATTGTTTACATAAAGAAAAAAACGAAAAAATAACTATTTGCACAAATGATAGGGATATCAGTCAATTATTAAGTAATGATGTCCGAATTTATTTTTGTGACAAAAAGATATTTGTAACAGTTGATAATTTTAAGGAACATTTTGGATTTCATCATTCAAATGTAAAATTAATTAAAGTTATTACTGGTGATATGGCTGATAGCATTAAGGGTGTAAAGGGGGTGCAAACTAAAACTTTATTAACGTATTTTCCTGAAATAAAAGAACGTTCAGTTCAGCTTGATGAGGTGCTTAGAAAAGCAAAAGCAATTCAAGCTGAGAGAATGGAAAACAAGCAAAAGCCGTTAAAGGCTATTGATAATCTAATAGAGCAGCGAACGGACGGCATTCAAGGTGATAGATTGTTTGAAATAAATGAGAAGATTATAGACCTTAAAAACCCATTTATGACGAAAGAAAGTATTGACATGATGATTGACCATATGTCATTACCATTAAATCCAGATGGGAGAGATATAAAAAATGTATATAAAATGATTAAAGAGGATGGATTAACCAGACTTATAGGTACAAACAACATTGCTGATTATCTCATCCCATTTAAAAAACTAATTGAGCGTGAAATCAAAAATTTTAATAACTTTTAAATTTTTTTAATATGGAAAAAAAAGATGAAAACCACAAGTTTGATTACCAGAATTACAGATTTGAATTTATTCTGGATGTAAATGACAACATTATTTGTCAACGTTTGTTTGATATTAGAGGGTATAACGAAGAGGTGTTAAGGTCAATGGATTTAAAATGGTTAATTGATGATTGTGTCGATATAATCATCGATGACTTAAAGAAAAAGTCTATTGAGCAACTTTGGAAATATTACAATCCTTATGTTGAACAAACTCAGGAGGATATTGAGAAAACCAGAGTTATAAATGATAAAGATTATTTTTTCAATTTTGAAATAAAAGTTGATAAAAAAACGGTAATAAAACGTCAATTTGATGCTAATGTATTTTCACCTAATGTGAGATTTCAAGTTGACATCAAGGATATTGTAAGTGATTTAATATATCAAATTCGCTCAGTTTTTAGTCAAAAAAAATTTACTAAAAACTACGGTGAAGTAGAATTATAATGATATTTATAAAAATATTAGTTTTAATATGGGCAAAAAGAAATATGATACTGTGAATTTCGGATATTTGGGGCGTGAGTTTCAAATCCGACTATTAGCCCATCTATTAGTAGACCATCACTTTGCAAATACAATATTAGATATTTTAAATCCTAATTACTTCTCGGATGAATATTTGAGAATAATTGCTAGCAAAATTATTGATACATGGGAACAATATGAATATGTTCCTGATTATGCTGCCGTTGAAATTGCAATCATGGGTGATATTAAAAATGAGCAAATCAGAGAATTAACCAGAATTGCTTTCAAAGAGGTACGCGAAGCATCACTTATAGGTGATGTTGATATTAAAGACAGGGCAATGTTTTTCTGTAAACAACAGGCATTAAAATCAACTGTTGAAAAAATTCAGAAAATTATTGATAGTGGTGATGTTGATAGATATCCAGAATGTGAGGATTTAATGCGAAAAGCTTTAGAG